GCAATCTCTACTACTTTCTCGTCTTCAACACGAGTAGCACCGATTGTCATTGATAAAAATACTTGAGTAGCATAGTTCTTGTCATCACGCTCGCTGATACGAGTTTGAATCTCTGAACCCATTGCTAGACCAAGACCTGATTTATTATAAACAGTAACTTGACGGTTACCATCTGTATCAGTTCCTAAACGCTCTGAACGGATAAACTTAAATCCTAAGAAAGTATCTAATTGACCTTGTGCCAACGCTTTAACAGTGTTGTAGTCAGAAGACTTAACTTCAGTAGTATTTAATAAATCAGTTACTTGCTTTGCAGAAAGAATACAGAAACGCTCTTCATCAGCATCTACATCAGAACCATCTAAGATTTCCTTAGCAGAAAGAAGCTTTGCAACTGTTAAACCAGCAGAACCATGAACTACTTTTTGAGCAGATGGAAGTACGATAGTAGTACCACCAGCAACGCCACCATAAGCATTACCTACTGCAGCTTCAATAATTGCAGTATCCATAGCGCGACCCATTGCATTAGCACCAGCCATTGCATACTCGCTCTGTGGAGTGATTAACATACGAACCTTATCTTCCTGGTCGATTAGGTCAGCCCAATCGTAATCATCCATAGACACTCTACGTCTTGAATGTGGAGTATCCATACGAGGAGTATCTGAATGACGAGAAGTTCTCTTCTGTGCAGATACTGCTCCGATTCTCTCGAAGAAGTGGTTTTTACCTGTTACTGATTCGTAACGAACTGTGTCGCGTAATCTTGAACCTTTTTGTTGTGCAAGGTGCAATACATTACTTTTATACTGCTCGACAAATGCAGTAGTAATTTGAGTGGACATAACGCCCTCCTTTTATAATTAAACAAAAAAACGGTCATTATCCTTTCGGGTGTCCTGTCTATTACGTTGACTAAACGAGTTTAAGAACTACCTTTAACCTGCTGTTATCCGTGAGGGCAGCGTATGGTTACAAGCGCATTTTACCGCGCTTGCGTGTTATCTTACCACTAATTGTATGCTTTATCAAATAATTGTCGCATTTCTTCTTGAGCATCCTGATGTTTAGGATTTGTAGCATCCCAGTAAGGGTTAGATTTATCCCCATTTATCTGTTCAATACGCATCTTCGCATCAAGTGGACTCATTACTAGAGAGTTATTAGCAGTACCTTGTGCTGAATCCTCTGTTATATCTTTACCAGCATTAGCAAGTAGTCTAATTAGATCTGGATCATTACCATATCTAGGGTCAGCTAACTTCTGCTGAAGTTCAGGTGTTCCGTAGATACGCAATGCTCTTTGTGCAGCGGATAGACTTTTATCATAGTTAGCACCAAACTCTTTCTTTAGAACTTCTTCAGTTTCAACTCCTTTTGCATCGCCAGATACTTGTTCTTGATTCATTTGATAATCTATTGAGCCTTTCTGCCATTCAATTAAGCCTTGCATTTGTTTAGGTGATAATCCTAAATCATGTCCTGTTTGTTTAAATGAACTCATCATTTCCTCTGGATAATATTGTTCATATCCAGTAGGTACATCAACCTCGTAACCATCTGCTGTTTCAGGTCTACCAAGTTTAGTATATAGTTCGCTCATTTCCTCATCATTCTTCGGGATAGGTATTCTACTGCCCATCATCTTCTGCTGATGAATAAGTGTTTTTGCAGCTGATTCGGTATCATTAATACTTGCAAGCGTTGGATCTGCTCGTAATTCCTCTGACAACCCCTCACGCCAATCTTGGTTACCACTCTCAACAGGTGCAACTACTGCATTATCCGTTGTTTCTGTGACCATTTCTTCACTCATAGTTTTATTCCTCTTTTATATTACACATATTTAAAATACGAAGATATACAGCTCTTTCGCCTTCTCTCCTCGCGGTTTCATACGAGTCACCTTTTACATAGGATTCCCGTAGTTGATATGCCTTGCGTAGGTCATCTAGGACTTTACCCCCAGATATAGACCCAAAACAATCAGCATAATCTCTTTTTATTTTAGCAATAGCTCTAGGCATTATTCCATAGCCCCCATCATTGCTTCTACACCTGCTTGTGTCTGCTCAACATTTTCAGGTGTTATTTGTTCAGCGATTGGAGCAGCAGTAGCAGCCATCTCAACACCTTGTTGTGCTTGTTGCATAGCCATCATTTCTTCTTGTTGCTCTTGTTGTGCTTTACGCTGTTCTGCAATCTCTTGAGGATCACGCATAATATCTTTAGGAACACCTAACAATTCAGCACGAGAACGAATTGCGGCATCATGATCTATGTTATCCATAACTTCTGGTGCAATCTGTGCAAGGTTAGCAGCCATCTCATACAATCTTTCTACTGCTGTAGCCTCTTCCATTCTTTGTGAACGAGCAAGTGGACCAACATACTCAATATCTATAGCAACACCATCTAATGCTCCTGGAGCAGGTGCAAACATTTCATTACGTTGCATAATTGCAAAACATCTCTCAATAAGAGGATTAAGGAACTCTGTTTGGAATCTACCTAAAGTAGGACCAAGCAATCTTTGCATTAATTCATAACGAACCTGTACTTCTGTTGCAGTCATCTGTGGACCTTGCTGAAGTTCTAATTGATCTGAGAAGAACGCTTGTTTAATAGCACCTCTTAATTCAGACTCTTTCATATCAGATACATCAAATCTTGCACCAGTATTAAGTGGTTTGATTGCGCCATCTCTACGAACTACAGTAATACCCGATGGATTTGTCTTAACACGACCAATTACACCGTCATCTTCTACTAGAAGTGGTGGATCAATAGCTTTCGCCCACGCTTTAAGCCCTAACTCTACTGCTTTGTTAAGAGTTTTAATATCTGGTAAAGCGTTATAAGCAGGCGAACGACCATATTCCTCCCCCGAGGCTTTAGACCATCTTGTTACAAGATATGGCATTTCGTTATAACCACCTTCCTGTACTACATTTTTATCTTCTTTACTTATATGTATAGAAATCCAAGGTAATTTTGTCTTCTTACCACCATGATATTCCTCTGATGGCATTACACAATGAATAAAAGTGAATTTCTTATCAGGATTATTCTCAAAAGCTTCTTGAATCTTTGGACCTACTGCATCACCCCACTTTTGTTTGGCTTGTCTAGCAGTATATTGAAACTTTCTATATAAGGTATCAATCTTACCTTCATGATTCTCTGAGATGAAATATTCTGAAATATGTAATGTTCTGAAGTTAAACCCTTGTTCAGCTTCTTCTGTTTCAATACACGCTGTACCAATAGAACAAATATCAAGATAAAACTCATGCACTTCTGTATTAAAGTTAGATGAATTAAATGCCTTATACATTCTATTTCGACAATCCTCTAACCAAACCTGAACATCTCTACTCTGGTTAAGATTCTCATCACGAACCCTTAGATGAAACCAAGGTAATGATGCTGAAGTTAATGTTCCTTGTAATGATGCTGCTAATAATGTATTCGCATGTATAGCAGAAGAATCATATAACTTCTCTGTACGCTTTGAACCTTTAGCATACTGAACCGTTACTTCTGCCTTACGAGGCATTACATAATCAAGAATCTCTTGCCAATGAACTTCCCATGTTTGTTTTCCTGATTCTAAACGAGCTAATCGTTTTAATATTTGTTCGACCATACGTTACTCCTACTTTTTACCTGAGCCAAGTAAAGAACGAGTTTTAATTGTCGCTTCATCTTGATCTCCTTCACCGCCAGTTAGCAATAAAGAGTATCTGCCTTTTTTCTTGCGCTCTAATAATTCTGTTCTTGTATCTTCAAGTTCCTTATCCATAGCTTCTTGCTCTTCCTCTCTTGCACGAGATTCTGCAGCGTAATCTACAGGTGGTGGTGGTACATACGGTGCTGATTTCTTACCCATTGTTATCTCCTAACCATTTACATTCGCGGTCAAGCATACCATATATGTTGGCATCCTTTCCCTTTTCTGATATTTCTCGCATAGTCCCTTCAAGGGTAAAACCAAGGTTTTTAAGTAACTTATTAGCCCTTTTGTTGTCCGTTTCGGTATATGCTGTAATTCTGTGACACTTGAGTTGTCTGAAAGGATATTCAAAGAAGTAGCGCAAATTGCGTTTCGTGAAACATCTTTTGTCTTCAAAAGCACCAGAGAATGTAATATCCTCTACACGGTACTCACTAAAAACTACTCCACCTACTAATTTGTCATCTTCAAAAAAACCAAAATTGACACTATCACCAAAAGTAGTAGCATCTACTCGTTCTGCTACCCAATCCGTGACTTCTTGCCCCGCATTAGGTTTGATTTCGATCATTTAAGCAGTGATTCTTTCTTTTTCCAAATCTCTCTTTCAGCCAATAGTGATGCTTGAGGCGCTGCAACGCCATCTTTTGTAGATGCTTTAGCTATCTTAGCTTTATCAATATCTTCTGTAGTCTTTTTATCCAACTCTTCTCTATCAACTGCATCTGGAACAGATGTCATCGGCTGAATAAAAGGCTGTGGTGCGCTTTTCTTTCCCATATTAACTACCTAATAGTGATTTCTTTTTAATATCTGGACTTCCTAAAACGCCTTTTCCACCTGTTAGTAGTGTGCCGTAACGACCTTTTTTCTTTTTTTTCAATAAAGTCTCTTTTTTCAATAAAGTCTCTGTAGCTTCTGGCATTTCTACTTCATTATCTGGAATTACATCTTTAACAACGCTTTCTGGTTTTTCTAAAATGTTTGTTCCAGATTTTTTTGCAGCAAACGCTCTTACTAATGGCGCTGCTGGGTCTTTCGATGGTGCAACGAGATTTTTGAAAACTCTTACTACTCCGCCCATGGTTTTCTCCTATGTAAATATATTAA